ATAATTTTGCATAAATTTCCCCTGTTTTGTCACTGTACGGCAGCCTAAGATTAGGCTGCCTAATTTTTTATCTGGTGGTGGAAACATGATACAAAAGGCTCAGCAAAGGACAGTACGGTCAGCCGATACCGGCCGCTGATTATTCTGGCTGAAGACCAGACACAAAACCCTGCAGAACGTGCTAAGTATGAAGTTACGGTACGACGCGGAAAGGCTGACCGTGCTAATGTACGCGTACAGAGTTGGCGGCAGGGCGGCGATATGGGACCGCTTTGGGCTCCGGGCTTAAGGGTAATTGTTAATTCTGCACATATTCACAAGACAGAAGCAGAGATGATTATTGCTTCGCTTATCTATACCAAAAATGAGAATGAAGGAACTGTCTGCAGCTTAAATGTCGCCAATCCGGATGCTTTTGACACGATAGCCCAAAATCCAAAACCAAAACATAAGGGACGTAAGGGTAAGCGTAAAGGCAAACGTCGCGGCAAGCGTGGCCGTAAGCGTTCGGGATATGTTAACGAGGACTTTGATTTTTAATTATGAATCCAATGCAGAAACTCAGACTGTTAGTAGCCAGAGGTGTAGTTAATTTTGTTAAGAATGCCGGTTTGCAGGAGTTACAGGTCAATCTGCTTGAGGGTGAGACACGTGAAGAGGTGGAACGTGTACAGAATTTCGGATATTCCGGAAACCCTCCTGCCGGTTCGACGGTAGTTGCTGTAGCTGTAGGTGGCAGCCGCGATCATATGATAGTGGTAGGCTGTGAACATCCTCAATATTCACCACAATTACAGTCTGGTGAATCGGCAATGTATGCCCAGTTCGGACAGTTATTGAAAATGGATAAGGATGGTAATGTAACGCTCAAATGTAAAAGCTTCACGATTGAGGCCGATGGCAATGTTTCGATGAGTGCAACTGGTTCGATTGAGCAGATAGCCAGCGGTGCACTCAATATTTCGGCATTAGGCGGTTCCAATATTAATGGCGGATTAGAAGCGGATAAGATAGATGGTGAGATAGTTTCCTCCAAAGGCGTAATTCTAGAAACTCATACCCATACCGGTGTGACTCCGGGTGGCGGAAATAGTGGAGCACCCTCGTAATGACAAAAGTAGTGCTGGATCTGCAATACGGTATTCCGTTTAATCTATATGAAAATGAATTACTGGGTGCAGTGGTATTAAGTTTGTATTGCGACGCACGCGGTATAGAGGCAGACGGTACGGTTGGCCGTGGCTGGTGGGCGGATGGTCTGACAAATCAGGATAAATGGGGAAGCAGGCTGTGGGAATTAAACCGCAGTAAAGATATTCCGGAAACGCTCAGGATGGCTGAAGATTACGCAAAATCGGCACTCTCATGGCTCATTGAAGATGGTATTGCCAGCAATGTATCCATTCAGGCATACAGCCCAAAACGCACTGTACTTGGTCTACTGATTAAATTCGACAATCATTCAATAAATCTGGAAGTAGCAAATGCCTTACGACCGTGAAAGCCTGGCAGAATTAAACCGCAGACTTGAGCAGGAACTGCCACTGGCCACCAGTAGCCCGACATTACGCAGGGCTCTCTATTTACCTTTTGCCCGTGCACTTGCAGCTGCTGTATATGGTATTCATGACCATCTGGACTGGCGAACCAGACAGCTGTTCCCGCAAACGTGTGATGATGAGATTTTAGAAAATCTGCATGTTGATCTATGGCTGCAGGGTGACAGCCGTAATCCTGCAACTGCTGCACAGGGTACGGCAACTGTACGTGGTACGACCGGCTTCAGTATAGAAGCAAAAACTACTTTTAACCGTAACGACGGCAGGCAGTTTGCGGTGATTGATACTGAAGTTATTGGATCTGACGGTACCGCTACAGTACGCCTGATTGCACTGGAACCCGGCAAGGATGGAAATACGCTGGCAGGTGATTCGTTATATCTTACCAATCCGGTTACTGGAATTGAATCTGTTGCCTCGGTAATTACTATCAAAGGCGGTACTGATATTGAAACCATAGCTGAGCTGCGGCAGCGAGTAGTTGATAGTCGCAAGCTTGGCGGGGAATGTGGCAAGACTGCAGACTGGGTACGCTGGGCAAAGGAGATCAGCGGAGTTACCCGTGTATGGGCTGCTCCTAAACTGGCAGGAGCCGGTACCGTAACTGTATATTTTGTCCGTGATAACGATAATGTGATTTATCCGGATAAAGAGGCCTGTGCTGAAGTACAGGAACACCTGGAAAGAACTGCACTGCCTTTTGGTGAAATTTATGTAGTTGCACCCAAGCCTCAGCCTGTGGATTTTTCGATAAAGATAGAGCCGGATACGGTTGAAGTTCGTACTGCAGTACAGCAGGCACTAACGGCAGTAATTGAAAGTAATGTTTCTCCGGTTGCCTATGACAATAATGGTGAGCTGATATTGCCGGCCAAGGGTGGCGTTATTCTGCTTTCACACTTACGTCAGGCAATCAGCAATGCTACTGGTGAATACGATCATATTCTGCACAGCCCTGCTGCAGATATCAGATTTCCAGTTGGGGTAATACCGGTAATGGGAAAAATTGAATGGACTTCCTGACGGCTTTACAGCAACTGCTGCCGCCAGGTATTGCACTGAATCCGGAAACAGCAGAAGTAAAAGATTTACTGACTAAAACAGCAAAAGAATTTGATGTTTATGCTGCATTAGAAGATGCACTATTTACTGAAACTGATCCTCGTCAGGCCAAGATTATTCTTCAGGAGTATGAGCTGAGTCTCGGTTTACCCAGTCGCTGTACTATAGGTTTGCAAACCATAGCCGAACGTCGTGCAGCTATTTATAACAAAATTATGGATCGTGGCGGTGTACGGCGCACGCGTTATCTGGGTATTTTGTCACGTCTGGGTCAGGAAAATGCAACGATTGAACGCTTCAAACTGTATACGTGTGAATCTGCATGTACAGACGCAATTTATAGCGATTCAGACTGGTTGTTTACATGGGCAATTAACCTGTATGACAGTACAGAGGTTACGCCTGCTACTTGTCAGAGTCAGTGTACAGAGCCATTGCGGCTATGGGGTAATAGCATGATCGAATGTGAGCTGGACAAGGAAAAACCTGCATATTCGATTTTAATTTTTCGTTATTTGGATAAGTAATTATGCAACGTGTACCACTAGAAAACAGGGCGCAGAAAGATAAATTCGGCCAAGGCAAACATGGATTCCAGTCAGGTAATCCGTCAACAGGTGTACTGGCAACAATACCTGGTGCAGCTTGGTTTGACAGCATACAGGAAGAAATGGCGGCAATCGTTGAACAGGCTGGGTTCTCGCTTAATAGTAATAATAATCATCAAGTTGTAGATGCAATCAGAGTATTAATTAAACAAGCTACACCTGCCCGGAATATTGGAGGAGTATTGTTTGATGGCAGTAAAGATATTGATCTGCCCGGCGTAAATCAACAAGGGAATCAGAATACATCAGGTAATGCTGCTACAGCTACAAAGCTACAGAGTGCAGCTTGTATTAATGGCATACCGTTTGACGGTAGCAAAGATATTAATGCCACGCCTGCCGGAGCTGTGCAGTTTTTCGCTATGGATACCGCACCTGTTGGCTGGTTAAAGGCTAATGGCGCAGCGGTATCAAGAACATCGTATGCCAGTCTGTATGCGGCCATTGGTACCCGATTTGGGGCAGGAGACGGAAAAACTACCTTTAACCTGCCGGATTTAAGAGGTGAGTTTTTACGCGCATATGATGAGGGTAGAGGCGTTGATGATGGCAGGCAGTTAGGGAGTCGCCAGTCCGATACAGTACAGCGTATGACTGGTGAAATTGGTGATATCACTTTTGTGGGTAAGGATTATTCCGATGGTGTTTTTAGCAGAGAGAATGTAAGTACTGCAAAAATCGGAACGGTCACACCATTAACACTAAACTTTAAAGTTAAATTTGACAATGCGGCAGTAGCAAGAACATCAGCAGAAACACGACCACGCAATATTGCACTGCTGGCCTGTATTAAGATTTAAGGAGTAATGAATGAAAGAATATCCACCAACTATTCCCGTTTGCCAACTAGACGAAAATAACTATTTCGTTGGCATGA